TTTTTCATTTATAAAATCATACCCATTATTTAATGTTATATATTTCATTAATCTATCATCTCCCTAATTTCATTTATATCTTCTATGCAATACCTTTCTCTCATTAATTCCTCGAATACTTTTTTCCCACAATCTATCGGTGCATCTTTGTAAGCTATCCTATCATCCCAACATAGGACAATAGAAACATTACAGTAATTAATAAACATGCTTGTTATTTTTAATAAACTCTTTAAATATCTCAAATATTCTTTGTACTGTTTACTATTCTTATTCTCATTGTTTAGGTACTCAATCTCATATTGTTTGTCATAACAAATAACCAATTCTTCTATTCCTAAATCTAATAACACATCCCTTTGATATAGTGACATGCTCATTCCCATACTAGCTAAAGATATATTATTTTCTTGGCCATACATACTTCCGTATTTCATTACAGACTTTTCGCTTTCAAATATAATAGCTTTTTTTAATTTTCTTATATTATCTTGATTTTGATATATACCGTATAAATTAAATTTGCTTGGATACCTGTAAGTTAATCCTTGTACAGTAACTGGTACATACTTTCTACCAGCTTCTACTTCGTCTTGAAAAAAATTTCTACTACGTATTCCTACTAAATTCCCTTTAATATCATAGTGAGGTATTATTCCTTTATATTGATTAAAATAAAATTTTACTCCATAATATTGCATGACTTGAGGGGAAATCCCCTCGTCTGCCCATGTACTAGGATAGTAGTCATCAAATGCATTTAGTATATTTTTATTATATGTAGGTAAGTCTATTCTCTTTACTTTTGGTTTATATAAGTGCTTATTTAAAAAGTCTAAATCCTCATTGAAAGTCTCATGTGCCTGTAGTCCTATTCCTTTGTTATGTATATCAATTCCTTTATATTCTGCTACATATTTAAACGCTTGTGAAAAATTCCAACCATTCACATTCATTATTAAATCATACAAGCTCATAGTTCCACAGTTTGTATAACATCTAAATAGCTTACTATCATTAAAATAATGTAATTTATGTTTATTGCCACCATGACAAATTGTAGTAAAATATAAATTACCTTGAGAATCTGATTTTGGATGTTCGCTTCCCAGATTAGATAATATATGTATTACATCTTCTTTTGTTACTAATTCCATAAGATCTTCTGAATTAAGCAAATTAACTCACCCCTAACAAGAGGAAGTAACACTGTTACCATCAATTATTTCAATATTTGTCTTATCTATGTTAATTCTCTCATAATCCCAGTTTGTGCAAAATAAGTCTTCAAATTGCATTGTTCCTAAGTTTTGATAACCCCATATTTTTACTAATTTAAGTTTACCACCTCTATTTTTATATAATGAATAACATACATTAGGATAATGTGTAAGCCCCTTTATAGTTCTAATTATTGGTTCTATTTTTTCTATTTCTTTTTTATCAGGTTCGAACGTAACTATACCTGTGTCCACTTTATTAGGTAATGATCTAGCACCTTTTACAGCTCTTTGATCTCTTACGTGATCCCTTCTTGCTTCATCTGTTGTTTGAGTAAATGCATTAATAAATACATCAAATTTTTTAGCTATATCTTTTATGCTTTTAGACAAATTCAACAGAACTTGATCCTCTCTTGAATTCATTCCTCTTGACATAAGCATATATTCAGAAATTAAAGAGGGGGTTAATTCTATGTAGTCAATTGCAACGGTACATATATTATGATTTATTTTATATTCTTCTATAGTTTGTGCCAAATAGGTTACATCAAAATCAGGCCTATCTTCCAGGAATAATTTAGTATCTTGTAAAATTTCTATAGCCTTTTCGATTCTTGCATCTTCATCTTCTGTTAAGTCTCCTTTTTTAATTTTATCTTCTTCTATGCCACTTACAAAAGCCCACATCATAGGCTCTATTTCTCCATACAAATCCATTTCTGTTCCTATATATAATCCGCTATTACCACCATTAGAATTTTTAACAAATTTATTTTCATTATGACTCCACATATACGGGACTGTAATATTTAATAGTCTCTTTATAGCTATTCTCGTTTTACCCATTCCCGTATCTCTCGTCTCTAGTAAAAATTTGCCTCCTAGCATTCCTCTAGTAAGAGTATTTAAATATTTACTCTCAAAAGTAAACCCATAAGGAGGTGTTATTTTCATATGTTCTCTTAGTTCTTTGGCGTTATCTCCCGCTTTTCTACTTTCAGATTTTGTTTTAATTGTGAATCTACGTTTTGCTTCTAGGTTCTTTTTATCAATTATATCAGTAATATCTTGGATCGTTGATTTATCAAATTCCTCCCTCTGCATTTTAATCATTTTAGGATCAATTTCTTCCATATCTAAAATATCTCTTATATCGATTCCGTTGCTTAAATAGCTTCTTAATAATGATAGCTTTTTGATGGTGTCGTAATAATATTGAAAGTTTACTTGACTAGCGTCTTCTATTAGTTTATTTAGCCACTCTAAATTCTTTTCATCATCGAATATCTTTTTATGGCTTACTAAGTCATTATTTGCTAAATATGTTTCAATTTCAGCTATTCTAATTTCCTTAACTCCTTGATAAGCTAAGTTATATATAGTTGTGAAAATTGCTTGGTGTAATGGTTTGATGAAATCGTCTTGCTCTAAATAGTAATCTCTATTTTTAATTAATACTGGATTCCTAATTAATGCTCCTAACACTTGACATACACAACGACTATCATAATATTTTTTAATTAGTTGTTTGTTGTTTATCATATATTATCTTCACTCCTCCTCCCAATTTATGTTTTTATACTGCAATTTTTTTCTTTTTATAATTTCTTTATGCATTTTGTTTTTATCTATTGTTACAACTGACTCTTGCTCAGTCAACTCAAACTCGTTCATATAGTCCTCTAATCGCACAATATCCATATACTGCTTTTCAGCCCTATCATAATAGTACGGTATAATTCCTAGTCCTACATCTTCTTTAACCTCATGATTTAATGTTTCATAATAATACTTTAGAGTTAAATACATACCAATGTTAGTAAAATTATACGGTTCTTTTCTAAAGTCTTTGATTTGCTTAAACATCATAACCGTTAAAGTTTGGATATTATACAACTTACATATATATTCAAATAAAGTATCCCAACCATCTGTATTTCTCTTGGTTTGCTCTCTTTTCTTATCTGCACACCTTTTACAATAATACCTTTGACCTATCTGTTCTGTGTTCGCTTTATCATTCATTTTATTACATATAGGACATTTTACTTGTTTAGCCATAAAAACCTCCTATCTTATAAAGTATAGGGAGGAATAATTTCCTCCCCGTGTTCAGTCTTTTATTATATTAATCCATATTTTTTTGCCAATTCTTCTAACTTAAGAACAACAACTTCAGCAACATCTCTTTGTGCCTCTATTAAAGATCCAAATCTAAGCGTATTACCATCTTCATCTACACCTATGTTATTTCTTATTACTGAGTCTGCTTCTGCACCTCTATCATTATCAAATAATAGTTTTCCTAATGTAAGCCCTTTATTCATTAACTCATCAAAAGACACTTTTTTATTTTCTTTATCACCAGTAAACATTGTTTTTTCATTTGTTAAATTATCTTCTCCTATAGCCTCAATAGCTTCTGTAAAAATTTCTTTGGCTTCACTGTATCTGATTTTGTCTGGAACTCCCCAAGTATCCTTTAAATCTGGCAACATGTCACTTTTTTTAAATGTTAAAAACCAATCTAGTTTTCCGTCGTCATCTTCTGCACTATCAAGATACCCTATCATATAACTATCCTGTGTTATCATTTTATATGTATTTTTATCTGCCATTTTAATAATAAATTTCGTATTCCCATCTTTATCTGTCACTTCATCTGCTTGTGCTAAATAATGAACAGGCAACCCTACATTTTTAATGTCTTCAAGTATTTGCAGATTGTTTCTATAATATTTAGTACCTTTACCGTATGCTCCAATATCATCTAGTATTTCAACGCTTTTAGTTTGACAAGTGTATCTTATTGCCATAGCTTCAAATTTTTGAACGGTGTCTATAACTACACATGAGTAAATTTCTTTTAACTGAGGATTTGAACGTAACTGTATTAATACTTGTTGCAATTCCATCATATCATGTATCCTTACGGCCATGATATTCGGTATACCTTGGTATCTATCTTCAAACATCAAGAATAATGGTTTTCTGCCATCTGTTGAAAATGATTCTAACATTTTCTTTAACGTTGTAGTTTTTCCGTGACCAGTTAATGCTAATAATGTCATTGGATATTGTGTTAAATCTGTGCTTACTTTGTTTGGTTGTAAATTTAATAAATCTATCATTCTAAATTCCTCCTAATTT